TAGCCCATGGTTTTTCTATTACCAAATCAAAGTGTTGTTCTGGTCTAAGAATGGTGCGATTTCTAGGATCAAACATACCGCCATTAAATTCTATAGCCTTGTAAACCCAATTATAGCAGTCCTTATAGTCTTTTAGAGTCCAAGTATGATGACTATTAGCGGTACTATAATGCTTGTATACTTTTTCTATTATGGTATTAAGACTATAGTCATTTATATCTATAAGACCTAAGAATTCGTCGTCGTTTATATGAGATAATTTATCTTGCTGACCTTGTTTGATCATGGCAAGAATTTCTAAAACTTTATGGACTATTGTTCCTTTATCCGCCTTTTGTCCACTTGGACCCCTCCATCCTAGTACATATTCAAAAAAATATTGTTGTTCGCACATAGAATGGGCATTATAAGACGAACTACGGAAATAAGTTATAATCATGATATCCTATTATTGGGGTAGTACATTAAAATGTAACATAAGTTTTTTAAGTTTATCGTATTGCTCTCTAACTGTCATATGTTCATTATTAATGATAGCATTAAAATTATTCCAATCATATCTACAAGCGTCTAATATTGATTCGCTAATATGTTCTGATTTGTGTGGATTTCTATTTAGTCGAAATACTATTCCTCCATTATTTTTTATAGCTTCTACTTCATTAGGAAATCTACAATCAGAAACTATAACAACTTGAAGTTTACTCTTTTTAATTTTATTGATAAGAGCATTTACCCAAACATTATTATTTAATTTTCTAAATAAGTCAGTACCTATTAATTGCATTAAATCTCTAGCTGTTAGTTGCTTATCTTCCCAATAGGCATCAACTAGTTCATTCTTGTTATGATCTTCACCATAACATTGAACATATGATAATCCAAACATATTCATGCATATGTCTTCTTTTAATGGGTCTGCAAAGTTATATATTTCAACATCAGAATATCCATTGGATAATAATAATCCTTTTAAAAATTCTGAACAAATAGTTTTGCCAGACTGCTTACGGCCAGAAAATGCTATTATTTTAGTATTCATTAGTATTTATCTTTTAATTGTGGTAAAATAATCTCTTTTACTTCAGCTACTGACATATCAGCAACATCACTGTGGTCAATATCAATATAGAAAACATTATATGTTTTATGACATTTATCATAGATTTTTTGAGCAGCTCTTTTGCCAGCGTCGTCATTGTCCATAAGTATATATATACTCATTGCTCCAGAAATATCCAATAACAATTTTTGTTTTTCTTGTAATACAGAGCCGAATAGGGCTACGCTATTATGAATTCCGGCCTCTTCTAATCTCCAAACATTTCCTGGACTTTCGACCAGCACAACATTTTTATTTTGTTGTATATAGTCTTTTGCATACCATAGATTATATAGATATTCTTGTGTTTTAAATCCCTTATTATGTTTCCACTTAGAATATTGCCATAAATAATCTGAATTTGGACAATCTTTTGTTAAATTATGATAACTTTTACATTTAGAGCATTGAGTAAAAATACTTCTACCAGAACAACCTACCATATGTTCATGAGTGTCGTCGTATACTGGCACAACAGCCCTATCGCCCATTTCTTTTTCGGAACTTAAACATTCACCAACATCATATTTGATAAGTATCTCAGAAGAAAATCCTCTACTAATAAAATAATCTGATGGAATTTTTAAATTCTTTACTATTTTATCTCTTGTGATTTTAGGAGTATCGTCAACAGATCTAATATCTGTTTGTATATTATTAACAATATTTACAAAATTATTTTTTTCTACTTCTTTTTTACTAACTTTTATTTGACTAGGATTCTTTTTAGTAAAATTAATAGCATATTCTACAGCATCATTAAAAGAAACGGTTGGATCGCCCGGTCCTGTCCAACCATTTTGTTTAGACAAACAACCTCTTATAAATCCTATAATAGATCCTTTGAATGTTTCTTCGCATTGATGCGTTCTGCATTTCCAGTTGCCTCTATATGAGTCTCCTTTGTAATATAAATTACAAGCAGAATTATTATCTCCGCCATGAATTGGACATCTCATGGCTATCATGCGATCAAAAGTTTTGTATTCTCCAACATTTAAATTATCTAGTAAATTATCTATATCTTCACATAAATAATCAGATAGTACTTTAAGTTGTTGTTGATTATACGAACGGGATTTCTTGATCGTCATTGTTGTTCTCATCATTAACGATAAATCCTTTGTCTGTGTTAGTATTATTATTTACTAATTCCAATCTTGTCTTACCTTCTTCAATTTTTGCACACCAGCCCTTCATGTGACAATTAATATAGTCATTGTCGTCTAGGCCTCCACCATGTCTACTAATAATAGGAACAAGTTTTCTATTACCGTTAGTCGGTCCGTCTTCGGCAATCTCTTCGTCGCTTTTTCTTTTGAAAATAGTAAAATTGCTACATAACCATATTATACGATCAGAGCCGCTGGCGGTATCTGTGGTTTCTTTTGTTATACCATCCCTATTTAATTGTATAAAACCAAGAATAGGAACTTTATATCTGACAGCAAAATTATGTAAGCTTGTCATCATAAAACCTAAAACCTGATACTCTTTCATATCCTGAGATATTCCTGCACTATCCATTAGTTTTAGATAATCATAAACAATAACGCAGTCTTTGGCTGTTCCATCTGGGTGTAGCCCAACCTCCTTAACAAGCCATCTTCTCATGATAGCCAATTGTTCTTCAAATGGTTTACCAGCGATTGACTTGTAATACAGTCTAACATCTTTAAGTTCTTTTTGAGCCGTTTGTAATCTATTATTTTTATCCGGAGACTCAAATGCTTTACCGGTTTCTATACTTGAAATCTCTATTTCTGTCATCATGGCCAAAACTCTATTAAGATGATCGTCTGTGCTCATCTCGGTGTCCATATTTAATACTGGCACTTTGACATTTTTTGCTATGTGTAAACCAATATTATCTGCTAGCAGAGTCTTACCAGTTTTTGGTCTTGCTGCTATAATACTTACTGATCCTTTTCTAAGACCACCACCTATAGCATTGTCATAAACATGAAATCCTGTAGATATGCCAACTTGATCAATGGGATTTTCTTTGATATTATTGATATAATCATCAACGATATTTGCTATACAAACAGGATTATTGTCGGTATCATTTAGCAGTGTTGAGAAATTGAAGATACTATCTTCTGCTAATCCTATAATCGACGATATTGGTTCGGCACCGGTTATATCTAATAATTTTTCTTTTGCTTCTTCTAGTTGATCTCTAAGCAATCTAGCTATTTGTAGTTTTCTAATTTTAGCTGCAAATTTTCTAACATTTTCTAGATTAACCGGAAAATCTATAATAGCTTTTAAATGTTGAGTCTCATTTTTTTGAGATAAAATATGACCAAAATTTAATGATTGAGCAACAGATAGGATTGATGCTATATCTATGGAAGGACTATGATCTTTTTCACATATCTCTTTTATTACTTGATATATCATTATATTACTATCAACAGTAAATGTTGATGGCTGTATAATATCCGCAATATCTAAGTATGCATTTTCACCGTATTTGCATATTCCAGACAATACCGCTCTTTCTGCGGCAGGATCACAAAGTATCATTTTTCATCCAGCGTTTGTTGAACAGTTATTACATTTATAGCGAGAAGGACTATCATGCACAAGGGCCGGATTTATATTTTCTGTTTTTCCACACACCCTGCATTTCACAGATACCGGCTCGTATTCTCTTGTTCGTGCAACTGGTGGATGTTTTGCTAATTTTTCATCTATTAGATTATCATCTTTGTGCATATGAAACTCACTCATTTTTTCAAATTTATTACCAGACTGTGCTGGAAGTCTTTTATTTTTAGTACGGATACTATTTGTTAGTTGAGTATCTTCGCTCTCGACAGAGGAAATCTCTTCTTTTGTTTCAGCTTTTTCGTCTGGTAACAAAGACTGAAGTACGGTAATTAAATTTTTTATTTGTTCTGGGTTGTTTAATAAATCTTTAAGATCCATGTTTACTTTTACTCTTTTGGATGGAAATCATAACATCAGATAAGTTTTTTATACTATTAGCCAGATATTGCAATCTATCACTACGTTGTTTTGCATATTTTTTTATACTATTCAATCCATTAGCTTTTTCATTATGTTTAATAGCCTGTATTGATTTTTCAATATAACCATATCCTTTATAGTTATTAATATCGTCTGCTATAACTTCTTTTATATTTTCGTCCGCCCAGTTATATCTTGCTATTTCTCTATTTAAACTACGTTGTACATAGAAAGAGAATTGGGATAATCTATATGATATTTGCGCACAATCTTCTGGACTTAATTTCTCTATTTCATCTCTGTTCATTGATGTATATTTATTAATTTCTTCCGATGGTATAATACCAGCAGAGAATTCTGATAAACCTATAGAATTTTCGTATTCGTCTAAAATCTTATCCCAATACTGTAATTCTTCTTTAGATGATTTGCTGTTCATGATTTATTCTTTGTGTCCATTGATCTATATTTTCATGATATGGTAATTCTATGTATCTTATATTATTAATATTGCACCATTCTGATTTTTCTCTATCTTTTTTTTGAGCTTTAAGAAAACTCATCATGTTACCATGATAATATGGTACATACTTATAGTGTTGTTCTCCATGAACCTCAACACACCATTTTAATAGTGGTAGATAAAAATCTAAATATGCTATTTGGCCTTTTCTTATTGGTATCAAAACTTCTTCCAAGATTTGTAGTGTTGGATGAAGAGAAATTAATAGGTTTCTTGCCTGCAAATGGTACGATGACTTATTTTGTATTTTACCTTTTGAAACGTAACCTGTCAAGGCCCAAGAAACAACTTCTCCATCCAAGTTAGTTATATTCATTACTTTTTAATACCCAACAGGCTTTTAACAGAATCTTCGACCTCTTTTGCTATTTCTGGATTTTCCATCAAAAATATTCTGGTTTTTTCTGCTCCTTGAAATTTATGAGAGTCTTTGCTGGTTTTGATGGTATACCATGCTCCACCTTTATTTATAACTCCGACGTCTGAGGCCAAATTGACAAGCTCTGTGAGCTTATCTATACCTTCGTTATAGCGAATAAAGCTTTTTGCTACTCCTCCAGGAGGACCGAGAGCAGAACAAATAACTTGCCATTCAACCTCTTGGCCTATCTGAGTATCGTCTGCTCCTAAAGACCATGGCTTAGAACTTTTTGCTCGTAGTTTAATATCGGTTTGATACGCAATACCTTGACCGCTTTTCTCCTTAAATTCTGCCCCATATCCTGTTGGATTACCCATCAAATGAGTAATCCCAATCACAATATTTTTATTTACAGGAATAACATTAGAAACTTTTCTACAGAATTTAGCTAATAATTTTGCACCATCTGCTCTTTGCATTTTATCCATATCGCTGGTGATTTCAGCTTCTGTGCATAGCGCAGAATAAGAATCGATAATTACTATCGAACCAGGAATTTCATTAATAATTCTTTCTGCTATTTGTAGATATTCTTCAGCATGTAAAATCTTACCCTGTTGAGATCCTATAATATGAAATCGAGTTAAATCTAATCCCTTAATACCCAATAAATCTCTTTGTTTTAGTCTACCTTCGATATTTAGGTAGTACACTTCTCTGGGATTTTTAAGATCTCCTTGGTATTCTGGTTTTTGTGCTGTGGTGGCAAAGTCCAGTGAGGATAAAGTTTTTCCACATTTAGGTTGTCCTGTAAATATCACAAAACTACCTTCTGGTATTCCTCCGCCTAGAACTATATCCAGAGCAGGACTAATAGGAATAGTGAGTATCTTTTTTTCTACCAGTGAATTACCTGATAATATAATATCGTCTCCAAAATTTTTAATTATATCTTCTTTAAGACTCATTATCTATATCCTCTAGTTTTGAAAGTATATTATTAGATTTTTTATGATTGTTTGTTTTATATTTTTTATGAGATGATCTGTCTATATCTTTTGAAAATTCTTTGTTTTGTGAATCTAAGATTTTCTGATGATGTTCTATAATAGGTTTGAGCATGGGCGCTCGCAACGAATAAGTATTTACGGTTTTGCTATCTTGTAAGGCTTTTACTATAGCCAAAGGATTATATTGTTTAACTAACTTATTTGCTGTTGCAATCTGATTTCTATAAAAAGCAGACCATTCTTTATTTAGCCAAAATTTATAGTGAATATCTTTTTTGTCAAGTTTTGCCTTTTTTTCACAAATAATTTCTGTGATATATTGGGCAGCAGATACTTCCTTATTATTGGAGTATCTAGATATGAATTTCATTTGGTGAACGGTTTGAATATATGGTCTGGTGACTTTTGCGGATTAGATAATTTTGATCTGTTATGATCGTTCATCATAGATGCTTCTTGTGTCATAATAGCAACGGTGTTATTTTTTTTAACAGCAGTTTTTGTTATCATCAAATCTTTAGCTGTCGGTTGTTGATTCACCTTTATCAGATTTTCTGATTCTATCACAGATTGTACACTCTCAACAGATAAATTGGTTTCAGAAGCTATCTGTTCTGTTGTAAAATTCTGAGAAAATAAATATTTGATAGCGTAAATATTATTTTTTGATATTTTTGCCATTACATCCTCTCTCTTTCTGCTTTGATCAGCCAAGCTGAATTGCCTGTTAATAAAAAATTTAGATAAAATGAAAATGTGGTAGAGTTTACAGATACAAATTTACTAGCTGGTCTTACAACATTATGTAGAAAACTGTAGCTTTGTTCTCTGTCCAATTTTGATATTGGATTAAATAATTGATTATTGTTTGAAACTTTTATTTGATAAAACGCATTATTATCTTTATACAAGATTTTGGCTAATGTATTAGAATTCTCAGAAATAGTTCTACCATAATTATTATCATCTATAAAATCAGCATACTCTTTTTGACAAAAATATTGATTTTGTAATATTTTTTTTGTATTTGTGTCTTGTTTAAAAATGAAATTTTCAGTTATATTTTGATCCATTGACTTCTGCTTTCTCTGCTGATGTTAGCATACAGTTTTCTAGGTAATTAAAAAATATTTTTACATATTCATTATGGTCGTTTCCAGATGGCACCGGTATAAAATAATTATTAGCATAAACGTTTCTGTGTTCTGGAAATTCGGAGCCTTCTATATTTTCCATAATATTTGCTGTCATATTTATGAATATTTCGTATTGAGCATTGGTTTGTTTTCTAATTTTATTTATATCGTCAAAAATATACTTATATTCTGATAGATTTACAGACTCTTCATCTGTTATTTGTTTTATTTGGTTTCTTAAAAAGTCTGCATAGTCAGTACCAGATGGTAAGGGCTGATTATCCATATGTTAAGTCCATTTCGTTTTTGGTGGTTTTTTTATTCTATTCATACCTTTTGGTAAAACATTATCGTTTGTTGATTTATATGAATTATGTTTTGAATAAAGGGTTTGTTTTTGGTCATCGCTCAGTCTGTCTCTATTCCTATTAGCTAAATCCCCGATGGTTTTTAGTTCACTATCATGTTTTTTAATAGATCCTTGAATGCTTGATACATCATCAGCATAACTTCTTTCTGTTTGTTTACTGTTACACAAACTACATTTTGGAGAAGCTATATAGTCTTTAATATAAAAAAATAGTTCAAATTTTTTGGAACAGGAGTTGCATATGTATGTGTAGGTCGGCATGATTTATTTTAGGTCTCTTTGAGCATCTTTTAGCCAAGATAGATTTTTTGTCTTTAGAAAAGTTATGTATTTTTGAAATACTTGTGGGGTGACCTCTTTAAAATCCCATTCGCTTTTACATATGCTATTAATAAATGATAAAGAATTTTTTTCTTCTATAGAAGATAGAATTTTCTTAGGATTGAAAATTTTTGAATTTGGATCCAATTTAATGTAATATCTACCATAAGATTTATCATTATCGGTAAAATGTTTTGGTTTTTTAGAAAATACTATTTTAGCAACAGCATTTGACATATTCTCGTTGTTTAATCTTGGATATCCATCATCATCAAGATAGTCTTCGAGTCCTAATAAACAATAAAATTTATCTTCATTAGAAGTAGATCGATTTGTATTAAAAATAGCCATCTATATATTTTATCCATTCTTTTTGGTCTGAATCACTACTATATATAGTAGGAAGTTCTTTTGCTAGCGGCAAGTATCTTGGCTCATAAAATGGTTTTTTAGGAACATTCAGTAATTTCATATTAGCTTGTTCGGGCGTTTTATTTGATTTTTTCCTATTACATTTAACACAAGCGGTTGCTATATTTAGCCAATTAGTAGCATCCTTTTTATTAGGATGAAATTGACTTTTTGGAATAACATGATCATAAGTTAATTCGTTATGATTAAATCTTAATCCACAATACTGACAAGTATGATCGTCTCTGATAAATAGATTTTTTCTAGAAAATTTTAATGATCTATTATGAATGTTGAAATATTTTTGCGTTTTTGCCACTAATGGAACTTTAAATTGTTTATCATTAGTTCCTTGAATATATTTGTCTTTATAATATTCAATAATTTCTATCTTAAAAGTTGGATTATCCTCATATTTTATAGACCAAATAATAGCTTTTTGCCAACTAATAATTCTTAATGGTGAATAATCAGCATTTAATAATAAACACTTACTATTTTCTGCCTTGTTCATAATTATCTAGTTTTGCTAAAATTTTAGCTATAATAGGATTACGAATGATATCATGATCAGTTAATGTAGCGATACCTATACCATCTACATCCGATAAATTTTTTATCATTTCATGAAAACCACCCTGTAAATGTCTAGCAAGATCTGATTGCGAAACATCTCCAGTTAATACCATTTTACTGTTTTGACCAATTCTTGTCAATAGCATTTTTAGTTGTTCATAGGAAGCGTTTTGGCATTCGTCTGCTACTATAAAACAATCATGAAAATTTCTTCCTCTCATAAATCCCAAAGGAACAATTTCTATCTTATTATTTAATTTAAGAGTTGCGTTTAATGCTGGACCAATAAAATAATTTATCTCATCTTCTATAGGTAATAGATAAGGAAATAATTTTTCTTCATATTTGCCTGGAAGGTAACCTATTTTTTCTCCTGCTTCAACAACTGGTCTGGTTATTATGATTTTTTTGATTTTATCTTCTAATAAATGTTCTAAGGCTAAGCCAACAGCGCAATGAGTTTTGCCACTACCGGCACTACCTTGACAAAAAGTAATAGTATTTTCTATGATAGATCGTATATATTCTTTTTGATTTTCTGTTCTTGGCTTTAATCTATTCCTAGATGATAGTCTTGTATTATCTTGATTAAGGGGCGAATTTGTGAGATCAATGATTTTTTCTTTTCTAGTGCTACCATTTTTTTTCTTTCTCAAGTTATGCCCTTTATAATAAGTTATATATTAATAACGACATATTAATATACACCATATATCATATTACAAACGACTTAAGATCAGGAGCTTTCCATCCTTCTGGTTTTAGTACTTTGCCATCTTCTCTCTTTTTTACTTTTCCTGTAACAGGGTCCACTTTAGCAAAATTCGTTTTCATAACTTCGTCCCATGCTCCTTGAGCATTACTACCAGTGCTATTTATAGCACCTGCCGTAACCACAATAATATCTATTAAGGCATCTAGTATTTCTACTCTATCTATATTGTTGATAGCCTCCTGAAGCTCCGACACTTCTTCTTTTATAAGAGTGTGATACATATCAAATTGAGATTGATTCCACTCGCATACTGTTTGATCACAGGCTACCATAAACTTGGTTTGGTCTTCAAACACATTACCCATAATTTAATATCCTTTATATTAAGATTCACAGTTTGTACAAGCTAAAATATTACGTGCTAATTCTTGTGCTGGATTAGCACTTCGTTGATAATAAAAGGTTTTGATTCCTAATTTCCATCCTTCTATGAGAAGATCACTAACTTGTTTTGGTGGTATGTCTGGCCCAATCATTAGATTCAAAGATTGAGACTGATCTATATATTTTTGTCTTTGAGATGCTTGAATAATAATTTCTTTCTGACTAATTTCGCCGAATGTTTTAAATACTTCTTTTTCGTTATCAGATAAAAACTTTAGATGCTGAACAGAACCTCCTTTAACCAAGATACTCTTCCAAACTGTTTCATCATTTTTATTATATTTTTTGAGAATTTCTTTTAGATGAGGATTCTTATAGGTGAATTTCCCTTTTGCTAAATTCTTAACAAAATAATTACTATTCAATGGCTCTATACTAGGACTAACTTGTCCTAATATAAAACTACTACTAGTTGTAGGGGCGATGGCTAATGTTGTGACGTTTCTACGACCATATCCTTCGAGAATAGGAGCTTCTCCGAATTTTTCTGCTAATTCTTTTGATGCTTTGTCTGATCGTTCTCTAATAGTTTGCCACATATTAGCATTAATGAGTTTAGCTTGCATACTTTCAAAACTTATCATTTTGCTTTGAAGATACGAATGCCATCCTAATACCCCCATACCTAATGCTCTATGATTTAGAGCAAAGTTTCTGGCACTCTTCATAAAACGAATATTCTCTGTTTTATTTACAAACTCTTGATTAACACTGTCTAAGAAATATATAAGAGTTTCTATCGCATCTGTTTGTATTATTTCGTCCCAATGAAGCAGATTAAGAGAACTTAGAACACAAACAAAACTATTATTTTCGTCTGATGCTAAAGTAATTTCCGAACATAGATTACTACTATTTATTTTTATAATCTTGTCTTTATAAGCTTGTGGAGCATTATTGTTTACAGTATCATAAAAGAATATGTATGGATATCCACTTTCAAATCGTTTTTGAATAATTTTAGCCCAAATTTTTCTTTTATGTTTGTCTCCTTCAACCATACTATTCATCCATTCATCAGTGATGGTAACGCCAATACTCATATTTTGAATAGGATGGCCTTCATTACGAATTTGTAAAAATTCCTCTATATCAGGATGCTCTACGGGTAAATATGCTGCAAAACTTCCTCTTCGTGCTGATCCTTGACTAATCACATCTGCTACTTTATCAAACAACTCCATAAAGTGAACAGGGCCGCTACTTTCTCCACCAACGCTAATACTTGCTCCTCGTGATCTTAACTCACCAAAATAACCACTAGTACCACCCCCTAATTTGCTCATCATACCAACTTCGGCCACTTTATACAGGATACTGTCCATCCTATCTCCAATATGAGAATTGAAGCAACTAACCGGTAATCCTCGGGAATTGCCATAATTGGTCCATACTGGGGTGGACAATGAGTAAAATCCTAAACTCATATAACGTTCAAATTTTTCTGCAAAACCCGGGATGTTTAATAGTCTCTCAGAGTTTTGCGATATGCTTTTTATTCTATCTTCTGGAGAAACACCTTGTTCAAGGTATCCTCTTTCTAAGAATAAGCGACTATGCGAATTAAGCCAATAGTACGGTTGCGTTGTCATTTAAAGTCCTATAAACCATTAATAATGATTAAAACAAAGCCTCTATATCAAACGATAGGGCTTTCTTAGAGTATTCTACGGGGCGAGAATGAAAGAAATCGGTCATATTGTTACCAAGAATCTGTTCATCAAACCACAGTGTTTTTGATAACAATTTTTGATCAATATCGAATACCGGTTCGTATCCTATTTGATCTAGTGATTCGTTTAATCTATTTTTAATAAATTCTTTAAGAAGATCGGAGTTTAAGTTTTCTTCTGCATAGCCATTAACAATCCAGTCAATTATTTCACATTCGTATCTAACTGCTTCTTTAGACTCGTGAATAATCTTATCTTCTAGTTCTTTATCGAACAGTTCTGGATATTCTTGTTTGATGGTATTGATTATTTTAATACCTATCATAGCATGAAGATTCTCTTCTCTGCTAGTATATTCAACTTGTTTATTTGTGTCTTTAAGCAAATTCAAGAATCTGCCAAAATAACTAATAGTATAAAATTGAGAAAATAATGCTATGTTCTCAACAAATAGAGTAAATAGAATAAGAGAATAAATAAATTGTTTTTTATTGTCTTGATGAAATTTATGCAAATGCTTACGAAGGTAATTCACTCTGCCTTTGATAATATCTAATTCTAGAATTTTTTCAAAGTTATCATCTATACCTAAAACCTCCAAAAGTCTTTCGTAGGCATCACCATGAATAACTTCCACATGAGCCATTGTGTAACCTAAATCATTAAGAGAAGGATGAGGTAAATTATCACCAAGTTTGGCCCAAAATTTCTTTACACTAATTTCTAATTGACCAATGGTGGATAATGCTCTAACAATAATCTGTTTTTGTTGTTCTGTTAAATTTACTCTAAAATCTTGAACATCGCTACTAAAATTAAATTCGCGATGAGTCCAGAACCCATTATGCATAGCTTCTATAAAGTCTTGGGTCCAAGGATAATTGTCGGGTTTTCTGGAAATTTGTTCGTCGAATATCATAATGGTTTTCTTTCTTTTTTTACTAAAATAGCAGCTAAACCTAATATTGTTAAAGTTGTAAATTCTTTGCCAATAGGATTAAAGTTTTCTATTAGATATAGTTGTACGAAGTATATGATAGATAAAATATAAAATAGGGTAACCATCATATTACACCATTCAATTGTCTCAGCCATTCAAGATTTGGATCTATATAAGAAATTTTCATGCCACTCATTTCAACGAACATATCGAATCTATTTTTTGCATCATTATCAAATAAAATTGTGCCATGATCGTCTATCATATAAACTGTATCTATGCCCTCTTGGTGTAGAGCTATTATGCAATCATTACAGCATTGACCAGTAACATAAGCTGTGCCACCATCCGGTCTAACAACACAATTAGCAAGAGCATTTCTTTCGCTGTGTACCATCCAATGGTATTTTTCAGGTCTTGTTAGAGGTAATCGGCTATCGTCCAACCCTTTGGGAAATCCATTGTATCCTACCCCGAGAATACGATTTTGTTTATCGGTTATGACACATCCGTGCTGAGTATGAATATCGTGGCTTCTTTGAGAAACCACTTTGGCTAGCCCGAGAAAATAATCGGTCCATGACGGTCTGTTTTTTGATTGTATCATTCATGTATTATACTGTCATTCCTGATCGTGTCAACCCGTTTTTGTATGATCGTGGCTTTGTCAACAAACTCATATTTTTGAATAGGATTTGGTAACATATGATGCCATTCGATTGTGAAATTTGATTCTGATTCATCTAATATGTGACCATAAACATTAAGATCTTCTTGTAAATAACAGTCATTATTATATAGTTTTACCATATGAAAATAATTATTTGGAGCTTTAGTGTTTAAAATTTTTATATATTGTAGTTGAGGATAATAAAAATTAAGATGATTATATGGAATAATATAACCAAATATTCTTTCCAAAGAATGAGAATACGTTCCCAGAATTGATTCATTTACTTTTTTAGTCTCTTGAGATAATAATTTCTGAAGCAAATGGTTGTAGGGTAGAAAATGCTGTTTAAATAACTCTGTTTTGCTCATAAACATATTACCACCAAAAAAAGAATATTGATATATGTTAGAATATTGAATATTTAATATGTCACACAAATATAAAATTTTTTGATTATGATATAGTTCATTATTACTAGATAGTAAAAATTTATTACCAATAGCGCCACAGTTGCTATGGTGTATTGTTTTATAGTTGTTATTAAAAATATCATTATCACCAAAAAAATCGTGTAATAAAATGTGTCTCCAAGCAATTTGATTGTATTGTCCTAATAAGCTTTTTTTACTATGTAGTTTTATAAAATATGGTTCTTTAATTAATTCTAAAATATTGAGAAAAGGAGCAACATCTGCTCCATAATTATCACAAAATAAAATTGTTGTATCAAAATTTTTTTCTGCATTTTTTATAATATGTTTTTGAGATCCACTATCGTTATACAAACAGAGATAGAGATGGATATGATCCTTAAAAGGAGATAATATCTGTAAAAAATTGTTCCATAAATCTAAATAATACAAAGATAAACTAATAGCTAATTTATTCATCTTGTATATTAGGATAAAAGTTTTGCAATAAAAGAATTTCGAATTGAAGTAAAGATTTAAGATTTTGTAAAACTTTTTTAGATATATTTGCGTTATAATTATTAGTATTTACTCTTGATTCTTCCAAAATAAGACCGAATGGATTGTTATGATTCAATTCTGTAATTGATTCATTCATATAATCTGATTTTATAATAAAATTATATTTTGATAATTCTTCTATAGCGATATTATATTTTGTTTCTATATCTAAGTTTAGAAGGCTATATTTAAAATATGTTAAGTAATCTATGGTTATGTTACCGTATTCTTTAGTTTTTTCTTTTAGTATATTGTATGAACAGTATTCTGGATTTAATTTATCAAAAAAATACATATGGCTAATAAATCTTAATATAGGATGTCTAATACTAATAATCCTGAATGTTGAAGAAATATCTAAATTAAAAGTTTTTTCAAAAAAATATGCATAACTATGATCAGCAAATAATTTTGTGTCATTATGAATAATGGGTATATATTGGTTATCTTTTTGTAAACACATATTATTGTGTGTAAATTCTGATATATATATTGGGGTTTGTGAGAAATATGGGTTGGATAAACAAGCTTTATATAAGGATGTTTTAAAGCTACTTCCTCCACACTTTGGGATATGATTAAAAATCATTTTAGAAAATTTCATAATAAATACCCCATAGCGTTTTCTATTTTTATATCTAAATTTGATTTTATAATATTATATATTTCTTTTTTAATTTCATATTCTTGTTTTAAAAAATTATTTTTAATATCTGTATATGGTTCAATATTTAATTTACTAGATATTATGTCTTGAATTTGTGATATATTGTTGCACAAGTCTTCGTATCTTATAAAGATATAATTTTGTGCAATTTTTGGAAGTTTATAAAGTAAATAATTATATTTTATATTTCTCATTTCAAAAATATTTTTATATCTATCTAAAGTATATATATTTCTTTCAAAAATAATTTCTTTTTCTAAACAAAGATTTCCATTTTTTGTTTCATATGAATATATGGGGTTTAATAAAAAATCTGTAATATTATTTTCAGTTTTCATATGATATGGTTGTTTAAACATCGCGTGAATCCATTGAAACGGATCTCTGGTTATGCATATAAATAATGTGTTTTTCCCGCTAAGTATTATTTCTTTATTATGAAAACCAAAAAAATGTTTCCAGCCAAAAAAATATGTAACTGGTATATTATAATAATCAATAATAAGAGATTCTAAAAATTTTGTTCCGCAGTGTCTTTCTGCATAAATAGTAAAATTATTTATTTGTGTATTCATATAATTTTTTATATGCGTAATCATGCATTTCTTGACTATGATAATAATTATTTATTATTTTATCTTTTATTTTGTATGGTAAACCGTCTGCACACACACATTCTACATAATTAGAACATAAATTATTCATAGATTTTATCATATCTCTATTTATAAAATGTGGAAATCCACCCCAGTAACTTTTTATATCTGTATATAGTTCTTCATATTCCGGAGTTCTTGTAGATAAATACAATAAAATTTTATTAGTTTTTATGTTGTTAAATAATATCTTCATTTCATTTAAATAATTTATTCTATTTTGTATTTTAATATTTTCAGCTAAATTTTTATCTTTTAATATTTCTTTATATATAGTTTCTGCCATTTGAAATATAGAGTCAGAATTTTTATATCTAACCTGACCTTGATTTTTTCCTAACTCAAGTAAATCATTGTATATAGATCTACCAGAAAATATCTCAATTATACAAAACTCTGCTTTATTTATAAAATCAAATATATGTTTATATTGATTAAAATATGATGGACCAGCGCCAGAAACTCCTAAATTAAATCCATTTATACCAATAGTTTCTGATAACTGTTGAGTATATGGTCTTTGGCAATATCTACCAAATGTTCCAGCGGCACCTATTGACACAAAATATTTTTTATTAATATCAATTGGTTTTGGTCCTCTAATGGCCCAATTTATTTTATCAAGCGTCCAAACTTGGTAATCTATAATATCTTTATCTTCTAGTTGATATCCTATATTGTGATTAATTATATTATTCATAGAATAAATTCTTTATTATAGTAGATATTGATAATGGATTTTCTCTTGTTCCTCTTAAAAAGATATGTTCTACACTAGCAAATGTTTCGATATATAATTTTTCTGATGATGTAGTAAAGTTACTATTCCATATTTTGTGATGCATTAAATTTTCAATATTATCTATTGTAAATTTTCCAGCTTCATATATTTTTTGGCACCAAGGTGCGTGTAAATCTTCTATAATATATATCTTACAAAAAGGGAATAAGCAAGCAAAAGAGGTCTCGATGCTTTCTTGTGAATGTAAACCATCGTCTAGTATCAGATCATATATACCGGTTATATTTTCTAGTATCTCATTTCTTTTAGTTTGATTTACATTTTTTAATACTGTATTTTCTATAGTTGGTATATTATTGATATCCCATCCTTCTATAATTGTTTCTACATTTAGCCATTCTCTCCACATTTTTATAGATGCACCGTCTTTTATTCCTATTTCTAATATTTTTTTGAATGTGTCTTTTTTTAGATTAAGATATTGTTCATAAAAATCTAAATATTTATGATAAGTAGCTTTATCTGTATCATATTTTATTCCTATTTTTTGAAGTTCCATATTAAGTATTTCATTATATATAATATTTATTAAAATTGAATCAAAGCTTAAAGTCTCATTACACCAACTTTAACGAGTAATTATTTATATCTATTTCTTTGGTATCTATTGGTAAGATTATATTTTTTGGTTGTTTTTTAATGCTCTCTGCATTTTGTAAAACACTAAAAGAATCAGGATGTCCTATTCCCAATTTTTCCATTCTGTGGTAATTTTTACACATTAATGTATATTTATTGTTTCTCTTTACAGCAAACCCAAACTCCACATCTCCACAAATTTTACCTCTTAGATGACCAAATTTATACCATATTTTTTTAGTTATAGAAAATTCTGTAGGATTAATCCAACAAACTTTTTCTATTTCATTCGTAATTCCTTGATTTTTACAGATTGTAGTGACAGCGGATCCGGCAAATATATTATCATCAAAAAGCATAAAATGATCAAAAAGATATTCATAATATAAAAAATAGTCTTTTGATACAAAGCTATCGTCTTCCATAAATATAATATAATCACTATATTGAAAACACAAGTCTACTGTTTTTTTACACCCGACATAAGGACCAACATTATTTTTTTCATAATATTTTATAATTTTTTTAAATTTATCAGAAGTGTAATTTTTGATGTAATTTATAAGATTCTTATTTTTTTCTATCCAGTCGGGTCTATTGTAGAGTAAATTATCTGAAGAATCTACAAATAGAACTAATGTGTATTTATTAGCTCCATAGCATTGTTCCAATTTCTCTAATACTAATTGAAGTATTTCGAGTTTAACAAAACATTGTATTCCTATAACAAAATTATTTTTCATTGATTATAAACTTTCTATAATACATATTCTAGTTTAGTAAAATTAATATTTGGATCAAAATCCCAAAAATAGTTTGGATTTTTATTGTGATTTAATTCGAGAAGTTTGTTTCCGGATAAGCAGCTATCTTTTAAAATAGTGTATAATTGCTCATGAGTTAATGGCTTATGAAATAGCGACTGTTGTCCTCTTTCATCTGCATGAATATCTGTTGCGCTCCATCCATAAATTCCTACGTGACCATGACGATTGGTTTCTGGTGCTATCGTAGTCATTTTATAATTGTCTAGTACGTCTTTCATCATGTGGTCATTGTCTATAATATCTTTTTGTTCTTCTACCCATTTGGTTATAATTGCAAATTTTTTTCTATTGATTAGAATAGACCTACTTGACACTCCGCTTCTAACTATTTTATTAGGATTTCCTTTTGGTTTTTCCCAAGCGCCTATATGAAAATATAAGATATGGTCGTCTTTTTCAAGAGCTGCGTCGTGTAGTGCTAGTTCTTCGCACATTCTTAAATAATCTTTGCTAATTAATACATCATCTTCTCTAGTTATTACGTAATCATAATCGGTATTATCAAAAATATATTTAACACTATCATACCAACTATATTTACCACTATTTTTAGTCCAGTTTATTCTTTTATATTCGCTAGTAATTACCTTGTCGTAGTCTGATACTATACCATATTCTCTATGAGGATCAACAAAAATATACGTTTCAAAATTTTCAGAATTTTTAGCATTTTTTTGGTATTCTAAAGACAATTGTAACATAGCTGATCGGTCATAGTATGTGGGTATAACTATACATATTTTATCATGGCGAGTATTATTTTTTATATAGTTTTTTAATTGATTGTTTTTTATAACATCTATAAATTTAAGTCTATTAATTTCTTGAAATCGCTTTGTTCCATTCTCAATATTCGTGCCAGCGCTAGATCCTTCGTTGTGAATAGCTATCGCTCTAGGTTCATATAAAGTATTCAAACCAAAGGAATGTCCTCTGTATTGTAATTCGCTATCCTCATAATACATAGGATAAAATATAGTATTAAATACACCTATTTTATTTATGGTTTCTCTTTTAATTAATAAAAAACATCCAGAACAATATCCAACATATTTAGGTATATTATATATGAGACTATTTGAATCGTCATATCTTCCTATATTTCTACCAAATCCGTCTTCGTACAATTCTGCCCCTGCTTCTGCTAATCTTCCATCAGGAAAAATAGTTTTGCCGCCAACAAACCCAATATCTCCGGAAGAATATGCGGATGATACCATATGCGACAACCAATCTTCTGATACTATTTCAACATCATCGTTAATTAATACTACATCAGAATTTTTATATTTTATATCTAGCATTACTTTATTATTTGGAATAATAAAAAATTCATTACTTTTATTTTTAATATAGGTAACTTTATTTTCTATGTTATTTTCTTTTAAAAAATCTCCTATAGAATTTTCTATTTGCTGTGTTGTGCTATTATCTGTAACTACTATATGATAATTTTTATAGCTTGTTTTTCTTATGATAGAAGATAGGCATTTGTACAGTCGTTCTTTGTTATTAAAAGCAACAATGCTGATCACCATATGTTTATCTTCTAATGTATTTTTTAACACATCAATACTTCTTTGTGTAGACACTATATTATGTATATGTTTTTGTCCTAAATTTGCTATTTTTTGTTGTTCATTGATGTTGTTTTTATAGAAAGCACATAAACTTTTAACAAAACTATCGTTACTAGTACAAATAAATCCATTTACAGAGTCAGTAAGATTTATGCCCTCATTACCTATTGGCGACGTTATAATCGCTAGATTTGCCATAGCGGCATCGCATATTTTGCCTTTTATACCAGCACCCCAATTTAATGGGGCTAATAATACCGAACATTTTGAATATATACTATCCAAATCAGGAACATGATCAGTAATAATTATCTGTTTATCATTATAAATATCAGAAGAAAAATTGATATTTTTACTATTAGGACCAACAATAAATAATTTTGGTTTTTGGTAAATAATATTTTTGTATTCTTTGGTTTCTTGAAATTTTTTATATATTTGAACAGCTTGTTGTGCAGCATCTATATTTGGGCGATGATCATAACTACCAACAAATAAAATATTATATTCTATTTTTTTTATATTTTTAGGATCATGAATATTACTAAGAATTTTGATATTATTATTATATCCTATTTCTTTTTGTAGAAATACCTTATCATCATTTGTAACAGTAAGTATAACATTCGCTTTTTTATAAGTATTTATTTCTTTGTTTTTATTACTATATAATAGTTCGTCTGTGATATTTAATAATCCCGCATTTTTTCCTCTGTGTTCTCTAATCCAATGTATATCAACAGTATCAATAATAATTTTAATATTAGGATAATAAGATTTTACAATATCAATATATTGATCTGCTATATCATACCAAGAAAATATTGCATTGTTATATATAATATTATTATCAGCTGCTTTTTTTAGATTTATATCAAAATATTTATTATTTTTTATGTCTGGTAAATTAATTGTTATACCTAGTTGTTGTAATTTTTTAATATGATAATTTTTTTTATATCCATTACAAAAAAAAGATACGTTATATTTTAAATATAATTTTAGAATTGTTAGTATTTGTAAAAGTCTATTACCTCCGCTACTCATGTCGTAGTCTGGTGCGATTGGTGAAAAATAGAGTAGATTTTTTCCACTATTCCAAAATTCTGCATTATTTGTTGTTTTATAATCTATATAACGTCTATTTTGTTTGATTCCAAAATTTAGATAGTGTTCTATACATGCTTTATCATTTGGTAATATTGATTGTATATCTTTGTTAATCTCAAAATATTTTTTAGGATTAAAGTTTATTGGTAACATACTATAGTTAGTCATTATAATATAAACCTATTTTAAGATTATGATGAGATACTATATATCCAAATATTCTTTCTAAAGAGTGAGTGTACGTTCCGTGTTCTTCATTAATTTTATTTTTTTCGTTTTTTAGATAAGACTCAAGTATCGAATACTGCGGCAGTAATATTTGTTTAAACATATTAGTTTTACTAATAAAGGTTGATCCAGCAAAAAATGGACTATTTTTTAATTTAGTATAATTTAATTGTAGTAAATTGCATAATGTTTTTATTTTATTTATATGTATAGATTTATCATTATTATGTAGTAAATATTTTTTATTTCCTATCATTCCTATTGTGGGTAATGATAATGTTTTAATAGCACGATCTACAATAGATGGTTTAAGTAAATGATTTAAATCATATCTCCAATTGGTATTTCCGTATCCCCATAAACTTTTTTTACTGTGTGTTTTTATAAAGAATGGTTCGGAGATAGCTTTTAACTGATATAAAAATGGTGCTATATCAGCTCCATAATTTTCATGGAAACTTAGAGAATAGTTCCAAGACAAATTAGATAGGTCTTTTAGAATATGAGAAAAATTAGTATTAATACATAATCCTAAATATAATTTTATCTTATATTTTATATTTTCAATTAGTTCTTTATACTCGTCCCATAAATCTGTATGATATAGATATAATGCTACAGCAATTTTCATTACTGGTTAGTTGGTGTTTGGGTAATTGTTGGTGTTAATGTGGTGGTAGATGTTGGGGTTATTGTAGGTGTTAATGTGACGGTGGGTGTTGGGGTGGAGGTTTTTGTTACTGATGGAGTAGGAGTTTGTGATACATTCGGCATTTCTTTTACTAACATAATTTTATCATTGATACGTCCTTCTAAAATAAAACCCTTATATAATACTTTGATGTCATCATTACTATAAATATTAGGATTATATTGTAGTTGTCCAATTTTAAATGTATCACATAGAGCTTTAGTAGAAGTAGGAGTTGGAGTATATGTTGGTGTTGGTGTTGGCGTGTGAGAGGATGTAAAGCTTACTGTTGGCGTTGGTGTTTGAGTTCTAGTAACCGTTCTAGTGGGTGTTTTTGTAGGTGTACGAGTAGGAGTTGATGTTTTTGTTTGAGTCGGAGTTTGAGTATTTGTAACAGAAGGCGTGAGTGTGGGTGTTGGGGTAGCGCTTGCTGTAAGAGTTGTTGTTGTGGTTAATGTTGGTGTACAAGATGGAGTTAAGGATGGGGTTGTTGAAGGAGTGGGCGTTGGACTACTTGTTATACTTGGTGTGGGTGTTGGGCTAAGACATGCTCCAGGACTACCAAAAGTATTGTTTGCTATTCCATTATTAACATTAACTGTTATAGAGTATGGTTCTGTGTCGCTTTGTGTAGCGTATAGCCAATATCCGCCTGTTCCATTTTTTGTCGGATCATAATAGGCTGCTTTTACCCACTCATCACGATCAGGAATCCAATAATATGTTTTATTTGAGGCTGTTGGTTTAACAAGAGGATTAGTGAAATTAAGAGAATATACCCCTGTTTCTGTCGAATTTACTGCTAGGCCACCGCTGTTAGGCTTGCTATTACTTAACCAATTAATATATCTAGCCGCGCTATACCAGTTAACAAAATTAACTGGTTTTTTAGCCATATTATCTTTAACAGTATATACTATAGGATTAGTACCTGTTACTACTATACCACCTCGAATATTTGTGGTCATAGAACCTATATATGGCCATATACTATTAGCTGGTACCGCCAAAGCATTATTTAAAGCAGGAACTCTTGCCACATTATTTAAAAATAAGACATATTCTTCATTTGTTATAGTAAATTTAGATATTTTATATTCATAATTAACTTCTCCAAGATTATCTCCATAATGATTTCTATTTGTATCTCCAATATTAGAACCAGATACTGCTACAAAGTTACTATCTGAGATACCAGAATTTGCACAAACTCTAAATCCGAATCCTGGTCCTGTGTTTCTTATATCTATAGTGAAACCATCGATACTTATTAGATCTACTAATCTTGAATTATAAGAACCGCCGTAATATAATATGCTTTGCGATGATGGTATTTGATAATCTATAATTTCCCATACATTGCCATTTTGATCGAATGTGCCATAAAAACTAGATTTGCCGTTTCCACCCACGCTTGTAATATTACCATTATTATCTATGGTTGATGGCCATAAAGCCGTACTATCATAGTTTGCACTATTACAATTTCCTAATACAGAATATTCTGGAACACTCATTGATTATCCCGATTTTTATTTATTAACAAATTTATTATATAATATAAGGCTTAATATGCCACCAGCCACGCCCATAAATATTCCTGATGGACTCAAACTATCATATGTTCCTAAAATATAAAGTATTGCGCCTCCCATATACGAGCCAGCAACACCAAGAGCAACGGTTTGAAAAAAACCTAATCGTAAATTAATAGGAACTATAGCTTTTGCTAAAGAACCAACAAATAAACCATAAACTATCCATATAAGCAGATTAAACATTGGTGGCCTCCAGAAGTGTTAAGGATTCGTTATCATCGAGATTCTTACCAACTTCCATGATGGCATTTTTTAGACTAACTCCGTATTGTTGATATTGTTTTTTGCTCAAGTGTTGTTTTAATATTTTGTTTAGTCTATAATTATTTAACCAGCTATCTTTAATAGTTAAATTAACTATAGTGTGTCTTAAGTCTAAAGCTTCGCTCATTTTATCATTCTTACGTCTTTTGCTTCTACATTCTTGAATTACTCTTATAAGACTTAATATAACACCGATTACTATAATTATTGTTATAGGATCAAAACCATAGTTATTATTTTTAATGTTTGCTTTGTCTATAATCTTTTGAGCAATACGTTCCAGATTAGGATCTACTTGCATATTTTTGTCTTTCTATTAAGGTAAACAATATCCACAATCAACCATTTTTATTCCGTCTCCACTCAAATATTTTCCACTTCCTTTACAAACTGGACACTCTTTTCTTTTGTATTTTTTAATTGGTTCATTACCTATATGTTTAACTATAGCTCCGGATAAAATAACAGGAGCTGTTGATGATCCGTTATATTTTATCGAAGTAAAAAATAATGATACGAATAAAATTGGTAATATTAATTTATTCATTTTTATCTCTTGGAAATAATTTTTTACGTTTTAATAGTGGTTTTGGAATAGGAGGAAAAGGATTTATATCATCCAATTTATCTTTTTGTTTAGGTATTATTAGTTTTGCTATATTTAGTATAAAATTAAGTATTATACTAATTAGTCTATTTAATGCTAACTTATCGAAAAAATTCATAAAATAATTCCTTATTATGTAGTAATATACACCAAAGGTTAGGTTACTAAAATATTTAAGAACAACTATAGTTACTATTTATTGGCCCATTACCATTAGCGTCAGCGGTAACACATGTTATGGTATCACTTTGAGTAGCATAAGTCCAATATCCTGCGTTAGTACCACGGCCTTTGTAATAAGCTGCTTTATACCATTCATTTTCACTAGGAATATAATAAGTAGCATTAATATTACGAGTAATACCAACTCCAGATGTTGCCCCATTTAGAGTATACGATCCGGTTTCGGTGGTAGTATTATCTTGACTTCCAGAAGGCTTATTATTGTGTAACCAGTTACAATACCGTGCACAGTCAAACCAGCTAACATAAACTACGGGTTTGTTCCCCATGTTGGTTTTCACAGAGTAGGTGTAGCTTCCGCTAGAGCCAGATCGGGTTATATTGCCTCCATTATAACTATCCATACTGGTATTATATAAATTATAAGTGTCAGTACTTGCTACAGCATTTAAGAATTCAACATATTCACAATTAGTAACAGGGTATTGACCGATACTATAAACGTAACTCACACTTCCATAGCCAGTAAAAGAGTCATTACTATTATTAATATCCCCTATATTTACAAAGTAAGGAAGGCTTAAAGGGTTAAGGGAGCTTGCGAGACGAAAACTGTTACTGCCATCCTCGTACGATGGGTCATATGAGTTCCTGAAGGATCTTGACGAGTAGAACGCGATGCTGAAAAAGCTGCCGCCACGAATTCCACGATCCGAGCCTATAATAGCTTCGTTCCATTCCCAAGCATTTCCAGTCTGATCATATGTTCCATAAGCAGATGGTCCGCCATTAGTTCCAACGGTTGTAACATTACCGAACGTTGTACTGTTCCAATTAGCACAACTATTAAAATTAGCGCTATCAGCTCCTATTGGGAAAGGTGGAAGTGTTGGCGTAGGAGTTGGCGTAATAGTTTTGGTAGGTGTAATAGTTGAGGTTGCTGTATTTGTTGGAGTAACGCTATTTGTTGGAGTAGGAGTATTAGTCTTGGTAGCTGTCGGCGTAACTGTTGGTGTTACTGTGTTTGATGTAGTAACAGTTGGTGTTGCTGTAACTGTTGGTGTTGCTGTGTTTGATGTAGTAACAGTTGGTGTTGCGGTATTACTCGGAGTAACTGTTGGTGTTGCAGTATTACTCGGAGTAACTGTTGGTGTTCCAGTATTACTCGGAGTAACTGTTGGCGTTGCAGTATTGGACGGAGACACTGTTGGAGTAACTGTGTTAGATGGAGACACCGTTGGCGTTGCTGTTGGAGTAACAGTGTTTGTTGGAGATACCGATGGCGTAACCGACGTTGTCGGTGTAATAGTTGGTGTTGCGGTATTTGTCGGAGTTATACTCGGCGTGATCGTCGGCGTGGGGGAAGGTATGATAGGACAACATTTAATATTAACAATATTTTTCATGATGATGCTAAAGGAATATTGCTTAATTGTCCTTCTATAGTAGTTAGTCTACTATCCAATGTTTGTAATTGAATATTGAGTAATGTAGAAGTTTGTTCTAGTGTGGTGTTTAACAGATTAAAAGTATTGATGGAGGGAACGGTGTCAACGGGTTTTGAATACGGAAATTCTACTATAACTAAAGATGGAGGACTAGTGTCTTGATTAATAGCCCATACTTGGTACTCTGGTAATGGAGGTAAACTAAATGGTAGTCCACTTATACTTATTAGTCTTGGTAAATTCATAATAAACTCATATTATATATTTATGAAGATAAATAATCAAAACCATAGTCTGGTAATTTTTGTAATGGAAATCCATCAAAGTCACTAAAAGCGTATGCTGCGTTGCCTTTTAACATACCGGCAGCAACATCTGCTTTTATTAAAAATGATCCGTCAGGTATCGGGCCCCATGATGGATGACCACCATCGTTCCATTTGCCCCAACTATTCTGAACCAAAAAAGCTGGTTCACTACCGGTATCATCACAAGCAATCCATGCCATAGCATGAGCCCAAGAGCCTTGTGGTTTAGCAAATCCTTTACTGTCTCTTCGACTACTAAAACCATAACTACTACAAACACTAATTCCATAACCGTTAGCAAGAGCATCTCGTGCTTCTTCTACTGTTCTAACCAAACTTACAGTTTTAACTTGATGATCATTTGCAAGATCTATAACTTTGTCTGGTAAGCTACGACCACCCCATCCGGCACCTAACATACCTTGATATTTACTAAGATCAACAACACCAGGGTAATTTTTTCTAACTAAGACACCACCATATTGGCTGACAAATTGTGCTGCTCTAGAACAACTCATTCCTTGTCCGCCATGACCTCTTGCTCCGTATATTGCTTCGGTAGCGCCTCTTGCTATCCAACTTTCTTTATGTTTGTCTATATCTATTTCTACAGCACGAGATACGTCTACAGCATTTCTAGTAGAGTGACTTACACAGTCCCCTGTAACCTGGCGCTCATTGTACGGATTCTTATCAAACTTCAAAACACTTTTGTATGGAGTAGATAGTTTACCTTTACCGGTTCCAACAATTTTTTTGGCTCCGTCTCCAAAATAACCATACTTAGAATTTTCTAATAAATTTTCAAATATATGCTCTTCCCAAAGACATCCCTGAAATCCATCTTTGTATAGTTTTAGTAATTGTTCAGGAGATAGTCTTGCCATTATTTACTACCCTCATAAAAAGCCCATGCTAAACCATTAAAAGCTTCAACAGCTTTTTTTCTAAGTTCAGGATCCAAAGCAATATTATCATCCCCGATATGCTGCACAACAACATAAGTAGCCGCCTGTGTTAGATCAGGATATTTGCCTTTAAGATCCAAATTATAAAAAGCTCCAGCTATTTTATTAGCTTCTCTAATTTCATCGGTATTTTTAATTATTTCATTTTCACCATCTAGTTCTATTAGTCTTGCCAAGTCAGAGAATAATCCACTTAATTTCACACCATCAACTGATCGATCAGAACTTCCAGATTTTAAAATTGCAGTTACTTTTTCACAGTTATCTTTTAATGACGGATCCAACGGAGCTAGTACCGATGGAACATTATTTACTAGATTGGTGGATAGATTATTTTTAATAACTGGTCCAAGTAGTCCATATGTTAATAATAGTCCTCCAATAATTAGAACTATTATATTAGTATTTTTAATATTCATTTTGTCTCCTGGCCGCATGTGTTGGGACTAAGATGTGGAAATGCGCTGTCTAAAACTTCGACAGCTTTTGGACATCTCATTTTTTCTGCTAAATCTCTAGTATTTTTCCAACTACTGATTAGTTTGAGAAAATCATTGTCATTAGTTTTAACTGTAGTTACAGGTGTAGATGCTACAGTGTCGTTTTTTACCTTATTCATAACACTATTGTAAGTATTAATTATTAGATCTTTTAATGGAGTTAGTTTATCCTTGAACAATACAAATAATACTAAAGCGGCTCCGCCGTAAACCATTAAATCCGTTGTTGATAATCGACTACTAAATTCTTGAAAACTTTCGGCATAATTCATAAGATTCGTCCTTTCAGAC